TCAAGGTCCCATCCTGTGTTTAATCCAGAATAGAAGAAATTGTTTTCTGCTATGTAGAAATTAGGAATGAAGCTATGAAAACTCACCCAACGCATTGTGTTGAAATTGAAAGACAATGTCCAAGACTTATTACAGAAATAATCTAAATCAGTTAAATACACTTCTGTTCTAACAACAGTGTCTATTCCTATTATTCTTTCTACATAAAACTCTTTAGTGACATCATCGTACTTGATGTCTTTGGATAGAGGGATGTAATCAAGCTTTGTTATAAAGAATCTTTCATACTTACTATCATATACACCATGTAATCCACAACCATTGAAATGATTATCTGTGTCTACATCTGGGAACCATCTAAGGATTTCAAATGCTAAGTGGTCTGTAAAGAACCTATTAAGTCCTGAACCAAATGATGACAAATCCTTTGCTTGGTTTCCTCCAATCAAGAACACTTGTCCTCTCTTAGCATCAACAGTTATTTGTCCTTGAGGAATCTTTAATAACATTTTATTCTGAGAACCTACATAGCCAAGATCTGTTTCTGCAAAATCTATTGGAGGAGAACTTGTAAAGAGAGAATTGTTTCCTAAATATGCAGCTTGAGGATTGCTTGTGTTAATTGTCAACATTGTGTTGTACAATAAGCTCTTGTTATCAAACCTAGCAAGAATAGCTCTGTTCTGAATACCATCAAGACTTGTAAGTTTACCATAGTTTTGAGGGAAATCAAAGAAGCTGATTGGTCTATATATCAACCAACTATTAACTGCATCATCTACATAGCTTTGTTGTGCTTCAGAATAAATAGCTCTGAATGGAAAATTAGTATAACATTGATCATCATCCCAATCTACAGGTAGGTGTGAGAAGAAGTTCTCTTTATTCTGTTTAGAGAATGTTACGTTATAATAGTATGTATTGTCTTGAATAATTGGAACAAAACTTTCTTGTAACCAATTGTCAGGAATGCCTGTGCTTACGTGTGGATAGAAATCTCCTTCTCTATTATTAAATGCTTGTCTAAGATTAACATTAACGTTAGATTCACAATAGAATGTAGGAACACCATAAGCAAATAAATAAAACTTACCATCATAGAACGTTCTGCCTGGATTATTAGCAGTGAGCAATTGATTGTTAGGACAATCTAGATAATTAGCTTTGTAAGATATTATATTTGTTAATGTAACTTCATTAGTACCACCTTCATCATACGTGTAATCTAATAACACTGATCTAGCTGAGTGCCAGTATTCTGGGTAGGCAACATTTCCTATTTCATCATAGAATATGTCTGAATCATCAGGAGCCCCCACTCTGTTATCAATAAAGAAAGGAAGTTTGGTTTTAAATGAGAACTTATTAATAAATGTATCTCCACCAAACACTGTTTGTATAGAAGCTATTGATGGATCAGTTATTTGAAATCCTGTATCAATTGTTTCATAAGAGTACATTTGTCCCCATTGATTAGGAAATATATTCTTTATAGATCCGTAATAAGAAACTACATTAATGCCAAATTCTTTATTTGGAGTTGTGCAATTTCCTACACTTGATATTGTATATCTAGAACGATCTTCAATTTTAGGATCTCCTGTTGGAAGAAGCAGACTTGGAGTTTGACTACAAAGTGGTAAATAACTTTTATCTTTACTTGTTCTAAGATAGACAGATGATTCTCTACTGAAATTATTTATGTTATGATCATCTCCTACATTTTGTACACCAGGAATAAGATATTGAAATAGATCAAGGGTTCTTTGTTTAATTCCTAAGTCATTAGCTATTGTATCAGAATAGTTATATTTGGCTATTGAGTTATAAGAATAAGCATAGTTTTTTCTAGTAATACCATTTATATAAATCTGTAGGTAGGCTTGGTAGGCAGTGAACATTGCAGTTGGATCAAATGTACCTGTAACTTCTGCAATACCTTGACTTGCTACTAATGCATCATATTGAGCTTCTTTTGTTATAAGTTTATACAATGCATTCTTCTTAACTTCTACAAAATGGGCACTTCCTGCACCATATAATACATTCTCAAGCTTTAATATATTTCCAAGAAAAGGTTGTCCAAATGATGTATCTGGAGAATTAAATACATATCTAAAATGAGAAGTGTACCCAGAAAATCCATTAAATTGTTGTGGGTAACATTCTGGATTTGAATTGCTACTTATTTGTTCTATTGTATAATCCAAACTTCCATCATAATACGTAGGGTATGTAGCAGACACTACTGTTGCTGGAGAACTTTTATAATCAGGTTCGTTAATACCAGATTTTTGTGACACATTAAAATATATTACATTTCCAGTTTCAGGACTTGTAATTTTAAATATTGTTACATTCTCACCAAAAATTCCTGGCTCATTTCTCGAAGTGAGTCTATATGTATCAAATGAAACTATAGTGATTGTAGGAGTTGTAGCTCTTGCTACAGGAAGTGTTAATGAACATATACGAATTGTTTCTCCAGCAATAATATTTCTTGTTGCAACTTCACCATTAGTACAATTTGTATAATCTATAATATCATCTCCTGCAGAAACAACAACGTATGTGTTACATTCGCTATTAAATGCATTACTTTCCTTTAATAGAAATGGATCATTTTGAAAGTCATTGTATGGATAGTTAGGAAAATAATATTCTGTACCTTCTCTTTCATACTTACCTACGTTTCTAAGAATACCTTTAGCTACAATTGAGCTGTTTGTAGATCTATTTCCACGTACAATTTTAAATCCAACGACAGCATCTTTCTGTTCTTGTGAAAGAGATGATAGTCTTATCAAGTTCCAAACTTGGGATGTATCAAGTCTTACACCAATAGGATAAATTGCTTCATTTTCCATTACCAGTTGTGTGTATGTACCATCAAGCGAAATGGTTGGTTCACCACTTTCAAATGCAGGACTTACAAGAATGTCTGGAAACTTATGATGTCTAATTGGTGTATTTGCAAGAGATCCCCAAACAAGTTCATTACATGGATAGACTTCTTCAGATTCCCAATAAGCAAATTCACCATATTGATATGGTGTAGCATTGCCTATAGGAATTCCTGTAGCAGTGCCTGTCACTGTAGCTGTGTTATATATTTTCCAATATGCAGCATACCCTGTAGTGCCAATTGTATAATCAGGAACACCAATAAAATCATCATTTGTACTTGGTACATCAGGAGTGGATAATTCAATAGAACTTTTGACTCTTCCTGGAATATGAAATCCATCTGTCTGCTTACCGTTCTTTAGAAGAAACACAATTTCAAATGCATACACTTCATCTCTGAGGTAGCCTCTGAGATTTGTAGCATTAAAACCATCACCATAATCTTCATTAGCAGGAAGCTTATATGTTTCCCAGTTTAATGTTATTTGATTAGCTATACCTTGATAATTAACTGTATCTATAGATGTTAAATTATCCCATACAAGAATATCTTGTACAGCTGTTAAGTCTTTAGCTATTTCGTAATATGGAAACTTCTCAAATATATCGTTTATTGTAAGCTTTATTTGTGTTTGGTTCTGACCAGTGTATGTTATTTCTCTCGTGAATGTATCAATGAAATATGTACCTACAAGTTCTACAGAAGTTATAGAATTCACTGTTTTGATTACAGCAAGATTGAAATGTTGAAAATATCCTGTAACATCTATATTACTGATGTTTAGAACAATTGCTTGTCCTACAGGATAGTTAAAATCAGGTGTTACAACCTTTGGATCAAAGATTGGTGTAGGATTTGTTACAGAATAATACGATGTATATCCATCACCTGATCCATTTGAATATTGAATAGCAAATTGATAAGTTCCTGCTGTAAGACTTCCTACATTGATTATTTCTTTAACAGCTAATTGAGGAATGCTGAAATCAGGTTGAATGTTTAGTTTGTTACAATCTAACTCATCAAGATATCGATTGTCACAAACAACTGTTCCTGGAACAATCTTTTTCCAAGAGTTTGGATCTGTAAGGTTTAAATACCTACGTTGATTAAGACCATCTGTCCAATAAATTTCTGTAGCACAATTGTTTATTTTATGTACAGCTTTATGTATAGGGTTGTCAATATTAAAATTAAGACATGCACCACTCACGTACGTGTGATAGGTGCAATCATTATTCTCCATATATCCTATTTCAGATTCTCCTGTTGTAGGATTTGTTAAAAAGAATATATGTTTGTTTTGTTCATTGATGAAATGTTCTCCTATAAGATGGAAGTCTTTAGGAAAGTTCAAACAAAGCTCATTAGAGGCATCGTTTTGATAACTAACACTATTAGCATCAAAGTTTTCTAGAGCAGCGTTAAGGGCATAAGAAAGCTTTCCTGGTTCAATCTGATTTAAAGATGAATCCATATCAAGCCCCATTCTACCAATGGCTTGCTCCAACCTGATGTTACTAGTTGTTTCTTCTTGAGCCATATCTATTAGTTCTGTTTGGTAATTCGTACATGTTAAACCTGTTCAGATCATTTTTGATCCTTCTCTGTTTAGTCCAAGCATCTTGTTTCTTAATTTCAATATCTGCCATAATGAATGCTTCATCATGTAATTGTTTGTAATACACAAGTTTCTGCTGAAGCTGATTGAATGTTTCATCATTGATTTGATTAACAAGCAGTTCAAACATTTTATATTTAATGAATGCTTCAACAAACTCTCTAATACGATAGTTATCTGGAATCATTTGATTACCAATTGTATCGTATTCATAACAATAGAACACTAAGTGCACTGTTCCGTTTCTAAAATTAGTGACAAACTTATTATCTCTAATGTCAAAACTATCATCAGCTGAACTTCCTATGTTTGCACAATCTAATGTACAATGAGCTTTTACAGAAATGTTTCCTGGCTTAAGCAAGTATTGTCTTTGTACAGAACGATTAATTGCATTATTTGTTTTATATACAGCTTGAATCAATAGAGGTAGGCATGTTAAACCATCACAACCAGGATCTGAACATCCATCATTTGTACAAGGAGTTTGATTTGATATTACAGGACTCACTTGAATGGTTGTTTGTGATGCAGCTTGAGAATAAAATGAATTAGCTGATTGATATGGTCTTGCATCTACAGATGTACACATCCATGCTTCACGTACAGCAAAGAAGTTATCTGGAAGTCTTGCTTCGAAATCACATATATCAAGATAGGTTTCTTGAATCACGTATGAGGACCTTCCTAGCTTCTTCAGACACTTGTCTAGATACGTAGGGAACATTAGGTCATCGATTGCACCAGTGTCAAAATAGCTCTTTAATTCCTCCTTAATGGTGGAATAAACAGGTTCAGGACTGACGAATTCATATTTATAATAATAACTCATTTATTTATAATTTATATTCACAGTAAATATGTTGATACTTCTCATTAGCTTTTATGTAGTGAGCAAGCATTCTTGATGTAACTCTTGATGGTTTGAAATACCAGAAGCTGGTTCCTTTTAATCTTGCAGATTCTTTAAACCAAATCCACCCAAAGAAATATCCCTCTGTGTGATAATTAAAATTATATATCACCTTTCCTTTTTCTTTGGTCTTTTGCCAATCTATAGGAAGGTTTATAAACTCATCACTTAATCCCTTCTTTTTTCTTCTCTTCTTCTTCTTAATAGAAAACTCCCCAAATCCATAAGGGAGTTTTTCTTTCTTACCTGTTTCAAGAATGTAGTTTCTAAAAGATTCGTTAAATGTGTATATGATGTTTTTCCATTGGTCAAAGCTTAGTTGCACCTCTGGATTCTTTTTACAAAAGTTTTTATAGTTTTCTTTACTCGCTGACCTCCAATCAATCTTTGTCCTCATTAACTAGTTGGTTTAACATTTGGTGCTTGTCCATCAAGCCCATCATCTGCAATGTCTGTTTTAATTGAGAAATATGTAGATAGAAGCTTTTTGGTAGTAAGCTCCAACACTTGTGATTGAAGATAACCAGGAACCGCGTATGGCTTATCAAGAGGGTTCTTACAATAGTCATCAATGATGATGTCTTCACCACAACAGCATTCTGGATAGAGAAGATCATTTGGAACATCGTTTTCAAACAATGCAGATATTCTGATTGCTCTTAAATACGGATTGTTTACATACAGATATTCATTCTGTATCCAATAGTATTCTTCGTTCTTTATAATAGGAAGTTTTAAGAGATTTATATATCTGTTCACTGTAATCTCTTTAAGTTTCTTTCCTTGACCACTCATTGCGTTTATTGAATAAACACCTTGAATGATGTATTGATAGTTTCCTTCAGCTATGCGTGGTAGTTTGAATCTGCTTCTTCCTATAGAGCAAGGATCCACATAATCACAACATTCTGAAATAGGCACTTGTACCATTTCAAGACATGGGATTGTGGTGAAAAGAGTGTCTGTTGCCCAGAGCTTTCTGAGGTTAGTTTCTCTTTTAATAAGAAGCAATGCATTATTTCTAACCTCAGACGCAATAGCTCTGTCAGTGATGAGAGAGTCTGTAGACAGCAACTTGTGCATGCTACGTACATCTGAGACTAATTTTCTTAATGTTGACATTATAAATATTGTTTGAATATATTTGTCATTCCTTCTTCGTAATCTATAAGGAATCCTGTAACTTCAGCTTTAGAGGTTGTATAACCATTCTTTTCATCCCAAGAACTCTTAGCATTTGAGAAGGCAGGTATTTGATAAAACTTAATTCCACCAAAGTCAATGCTTATTTCATGATGTTTATCTCCAGTGAATATGTAGAAGTTTTTATGAGCTGACCACTTCTCTCTGTATTCTATTGGAAATATACCAGCAAGCTTTGCAGGCTTCATAGCATCACCATGATTGAACATCATTGCTGTTTCTCCATAGCTTACATACTTTCTATACTTAGGAGAGCAATCAAATCTCACTCTAGCTATATCTCTAAAATAAGCAGCTAACCAAGTGATCATGTGCCATCCTACAAACTCATCATGATTTCCAGCTACATAGACAACTTGTAAATCATCTGTCTTCTGAAGAAGCATTATAATCATCTTTATCTCATGCTCACATATACTTTCAAAAGAGTTATGATATGTATCTACATTCTGTTGAGGAGTTCCTTTAGTTGTAGTTCCTGTAAATTCACTATTGAATTCATCAGAACCTATAACATAGAATATTGTTTCAATATAGTTTGATAAACTAGCTTGATTTACAATAACCTCCACTTTATTGTAGATGTTATCAAATCTATCATGCACGTTGTTATCACCATCTATGTCAAACTTATTTAGATGGGAGTCTTGTTTGTTGATGATTATGCATCCTGGGGACTTCTTCTTATCATAAACAGGACTATCAACATCTTTAGCTGTAGGTTTGTATTCCTTTAGAAACTCAACAAATGAGTCTTGGAACAATTGCTCAGTGGATCTCTTACTCATCCAAGCTTTAACCTGCCAATGAGGTGTACCACTGTTTCCCCAATAGTTCTGAACATATTTAGTTATTTCCCACTTAGATGTATCAATCTTTGACTTAACTATAAGCTCATCTAAAGATTTGATTTCGTCAGGAGAATTAAACACAATCTCTCCTGTTCCCTTAGAAACATCTTCTGTATATTTAACAATGGCTTCTTCTAGTTCGTTTATGTAATTAACAGTTTCAACTTGGATTGATTGCTGTGCTTTAATTTCTTTTAGAAGTTCATCCACTTCTGCTTCTGTAATATCTAGTTTATCAGCGTAGAACTTTTTACTCTTTTTCCAACTTAGCAATTGTTGTAGCTGTGTTAATAGCGATTGGTTATCAGCCATTTGTAAAAATTTATGTAAATTATCATAAAGATATGGAATATTTTTCGTATATTCCAAATTATTTTAATTGAATTGATTATATAGGTTAACGTATATAATTAAAAACCCCCAATGTAGAAACATCAGGGGAAACTCTGAAAAACCAACAAATCAGAGTTTTAGTATTATCAACAGTTATTTACAAGATTACAAAAGAGAGCTCTTAGTGCTGAATTAGTTGTTAACTCAGCTATCATTTTAGTAACAAGATCTGTAGGATCTAGTTTGTTATCTATCTTTTGAAAAGCTGCTGTAAGAAGATCGTTATTCAGTATTCCTGTATTAGGAAGATTTGGTCCTACATATGATGTATAATCAGATGTTACAGGATATCCTAAGAATAAAGGAGGTAGGCATCCGCTAGGATATGTAACATATACATTTATAGGAACATTATCATAACAAGGCATTCCAGGTAGACAAGACATATATTAATAGTTTAAGGGATGTACATAATGTAATATGCAGCAATGACAGGTTGTTTGTTATCATGAGCACCACCACTACCAGCATTTGCATTACTAACACTAATTGTTCCTTGAGTTCCACCAGATTTACCAACTGTAGAAGGAAATGGACTAGCGTTCATTGTGTATTCTAAAGGAGTTGGAGAAGCTAAATTAAGAGCTCTCGCAACTTGATTAACTGAATCTACAACAATGTCTGTTGTGTTAAAAGCATTAGCATATTGATAATGGAAGTGATCATCTGTAACAGTGGCAACGTGTGTATGCACTGGTATCTGTGTAGACAAAAGAGTTACACTGTTTGATCCAACTAGATCACCAACTGCATAGTTAGGATTGTATATAGGATCAACAGCAGGATCTACAGCAGCACTAAGAGCATTGCTTGTTCCTGCTAATTGTATAGCACCTACAGCAACTCTTCCTCTTTTATCAGGAGTTCCATTTAAACCATTACACAAATAAACCTTTGTCCAAACACCAGAACCTACTCCAGATGCTGTATTAAATCCTGTTAGAGGTCCATAATACTCATACGCAATGTATGGAACCATTCTTTCATAGTTGTTTGTACTAGGAGCAATGCTTGCTAAGTATGCAGCTATGTATGTATTGACATCTGATATCTTAACATAATTAGTATCTACATCAAGAGCAAGAGCTGCAAGGTCTACACCTAATTGACAAAGCTTAGTGATGACAGCTTGAACAATAGCATGTGTATCAGAACTAGCTGTTACACCTGTAAGACATCCTATTGTATAATCTGCATTAAGAGTGGTGAGTGTAGCATCAATTGCATCAACTTGAGTTTGAAGATCACATGCAGCTTTTACAAGAGCTTCAAAAAGCTCTACAGCTGTTGGTGGGCTACATATAGGTTTACATGTAGGCAGATAATCCACTACAAGATCACAATAAGCTGTTGGATCAATTGTAATATCTATTCCTGTTCCATCAAGAAAAGAAACCACAGCATCAATTAACGCTTGTTCAACAACAAATAGACTGTCATTGGTATTTATAGATAGATCTTCAACATCGTTTCCTGTATATCTTACACATTTATCGGACGTGGTTTCTACACAACCGTTATAACAATTATTACAACTCATTTTATAATTTATTTATGAATTAGAAGTTTAACTCTACTAGCAATCATTTCTATTGTATAACATCCTGCATAATTTATATTACACAACTTGCTCACTAATATTCTTTTATAGTTTAAAAGATCACCAATTACAGTTTGTGGAAATGGTAGATTAAGAATATATACAATATTGTTATATTGATTGTTTGCAAGCTCTGTTAGCTTACAATCAATGTCATCAATTAGAAGTTGAGGAGTGATACAATCAATACAATTAACGAGTCTTGGTGATAGCATTTTTAAATCGTTTTATACCTTTTTTAATTGTAGCATTACATGTGTGACAAAGACCGTTAATAAGTTGACAGCCGCATCCCACCTTAACACCACAGTTTCTACACTGTGCCATATTGTCTAAAATTATTTAAATAATTAGTTCCAGAACAACCACAATTGTTGCGTATAAAATTATCAAGCATTAAGTTTGCTTGCATATATAACTTATTAGAAGTTGCTACAGCACAGTTGTTAGCAGCTGCAATCGATCCTTGTATGAAATAGTATATGCTGTTAAGCTCCACCTTAGATTGTTGCTTAATCATTAAATCACACTCCATCATATCAAGTTTCATAAATGCATTGTCAAACTTCTCCTGTATCCTATCCACTCTCATTATTGTCTTGTTAACAAATGTAGTTAGAGCAGGAGCAACTGAATATGTTAGATAATAAATTCCATCAGGAAGAGGATTACTAACTCCAACAGCACTTAGTCCTAATGTAGCAGAATTGAATATGTTAAAATCATTTGGTACAAAAGGAAGGACAATAGCATCAAATCCAGGAACAGTGATTGATATTGTAGGAGATGCTGGTCCACTTGTATAAGTTGATGCATCAGCAATTCCTAATAATTTAGAATCGTGTGTATCAATCACTAATATATTTAGTACATCTGCCATGTTGATAAAAATAAATGTGCCCGAGGACTTGAGAATATCCTCTCTCACCCTCAGGCACAGGTTATATGATTTGTAAATCTACTAAGGAAGCGTTGTAGTGCTAGTGGTAGTAGTGGTAGTACATGCACTATGATTTTCTGGTGTACCAAGAGCCTCTATAAGAATCTCACTAACATCAAGTGCAAGTTGAGAACCTTGAGGAACAGCTATGATAACCATTGAATCTTCATAAATGTAATCACCCCACTGATATGCAGATTTATCATACTCATTAAACTTAATGTAATAAGTGTCATAAGTAGTACCTGCAGAAACCCAGCTTTCGAAGTTTTGGTTGTAACCAGCCATTCTGTAAAGATGCTTCAAATAACCAGCTTGGTAGCTGTAGAAGTTCTTTTCAAGTTGGATGATTTCATCAGAAGTACCTGAAGGGTAATTTGCAACTTGAGTTACAGTAGCTTCAGCTACAATGTTACAAGCATCAGCAACAATAAAGTCAGCTGTAGTGGCTGGTCCACTGTAAACAAAAGTTCTGAAATACATTCTGTCATACTCCCAAGGGAATGCAGCAACATCACAAGGAACACCATATCTAGTCAAAGGTTTACCTTCGATTTGTAGAACTCCAGGAGTAGGTTGACTGAATTCGTAGAAAGTGTTAAAGCTAATGTTGTCAGGGTTAGTTCCAGGAGCTGTTGCTTCAAACTGAGCAATGATTTGATCAACCAAAGCTTCGTAATCAACTTGAGTACAAGGATCACCACCACACTCACAACAAGGAGCTACCACTGTAATGCTACGAGTGAAACCATTGAAATACAATGTATCAATGTAGCTAGAATGTGCACGAAGAGTGATTGTAAGAACATCACCACACTTAACGTTCCAGTCAGTAACTTCAGTAACTTGAGTTAGGGGTGTAGGACAACCACTAACAGTGTACCACTCAGTAATGTTAGACCTACAACTAGATCCAGTGGGACATCCTGAAATCTTATCAGAACGCTTAGAACCTTGTAAATAAGTGTTAACCCTACCTTGGGCAACATAGAAATAATTTCCTGTTGGAGAATCACCAGGAGCAATTACACTGTAATCAGCGTTGAAAAAACCAACCTGACCAGCAGTGAGATCTTGCGTTGAATCACTATCAGCTACTGATGAGCCAACAGGAACCACGAAGAGCGTAGTTAGAGAAAAATCTGCCATTTTGTTTTATTTAAAATTGTAATGAAAAAACTATTCATTCGTTTGTATCCTATACTGTGCACTTTGCACAGCAGATGCATTTTCTGTATACATTGCCAAGTTTTGAACTGTTAAATCTAGAAGTTCATCTTCGAGATAGGTTTCTAGTTCACAATCTTGGTTGTATGAATCTTGACCATCTAACATAACATATCCCTCTTTATTGATATAAACAGGGTAGCGCATGTATGAGATGTAGATTTTAGTTGGTGTAAATGTACCATCTGTAAACATTGATATTTCATCAGATGATATGAAGTTAAAAGTTTCTTGGTATTCGAAAGAAGGTTTGTAGTGATCGTTGTTTAGAATGAGTGATAGGTCACCATGCTTTGCAAGATCCCTATTTATCCAAATTATTCTATCCTTACATCTTCCTTTGTCAGCAAGAACGTAACTATCAATGTAGAACATGTATTTAGGTTCTAACTCATGTAGGTATGAAAACCACTGATTTAACTGTGTATTCTTTAGAACCAAATTAAGAGGTTGATGAGCATAGTTTACCACCAAGCTTTGAAGGTCTTCATAACGTTTTTTAAACGCATCTAAGCCCATACCACTTAATGTACTAAACCCATCAACCTTCTGCTTAATCAGTTTTATTTGAGCCTCATTTAAGGCTAAGATTTTATCTTCAAGTTGAATCTGTTGATGCTCGTTGGTTGATAGTTTATTTAGTTTCTGATCGATTTTATATAATAAACTATCTACTGGTATCATAACTTTATTAATTTAAGCCAATAAAGAAGTTTAAATAGATGCTTATGAACTTTTAATTTTCCAATATAAGCATATCCATATATATCAAGTTCTTTAAAAGTTTGTAATCTTACTTCTTCTTCATTTGAAATAGCGTCTGTTTTAAGAACATCTAAAAACCATTCAGTTCTTCTAAGCTCACATTGTTGACGCAGTTCATTTGTTTCAACTAATTCTGATGAACTTAAACCTCTTAGATTTGAAATATATTCAGGTTCTACAGTATTCATAGAATATTTAGTTTAAACTGAAGCTAATTTTTTAGTCTTGAGTTTTTGTTCTAATGTAAGAAGTTGATCTTGATTATCATCATCAGCAAGAGATTTTACAAGATCCTCTTCGTCTTGAGCTAATTCAAATTCACCCTCATAAACTTTACCATTTGGTTTAGTTCTATATATAGAATGACTCATTGCTTGTCTTACAAGATCTTTAATATGGAGCAAGTTTTCTTTCATATCAGCAAAGCGATTGAACACTTCCACTGTAGATAAGCCTTGGAATTTACCTGTCTTAAATTCTGTTTCCTTAATAACATTATCAACCAAGTTGTAAACAACTTCTTCTTTAGTGTTATCAGTAACAGGGAGTCCTAATAGTCTTGCCACCTTACGCTTCTTCTCAGGAGTCATAGTATCAAACTTGCTAATTGCTTTGTTGATAATTTGTTTCTTCTTAAAGATTACAGCACTTTCAATCTCATCATCTACAACATAAAATTGTATGTCAGCAGCATATTCACCACGTTCCCAAGCTTGATAAGAGCTTGCAATTGTTGGATGAACTCTAAGCCATGAGAAGGCTAGTTCTTGCATTGGTTGACTGAGGTCAAAGAAATTATCACCATCCATAAGTTTAACAGGTTGGATGTGTAATTCATCATAGTTAGAAGAAGTTAAACCACTGTTCCAAAATGGAGCACGAGGACCAAGGTCTACACTTAATGCAGCCTCAAGCTTAGCTCTTAATTTTGTAACACGTTCTGTTTCTAGTTCTCTCTCAGTAGGATCTTGAATTCTTTGGATGTATGCAGCGTTAGGATTTAATCCTGTTCTGTATTGTCCATCGAGTTCTTTATAAGGATATTTAAATACACCTGTACCAGGGATTCTTGTCATACCTTTTTGTGCCAGACCACCTTGCATTGTTTGCAATTGTGAACTATTATACTCCTTTTTTAATGTGGAGATTTTCCCAATTTTGCCCATATTTAGTTATTTATTTGGTTTATTAGCAGAGCGATTCCCATTGAAGGGATAGCGAATGGGAGACACCCCAATCCAACACTCTGTAGTTTAAGGAGAGCCCCCTAATTTCTAGAGGGCTCTTCTTATTTTTATTTTTAGAACTGTGGAATCTCTTCAATCAAAACTGTACGAGACAAGTCTTCAATGAATACATCACAACGGTCTTTCATCCAGATTTCATATCCAGGGAACTTATTAGCACTAGACATACCTTGAGACTTAGCAAAGCCTAAGTGATGACGAGTACCATCAATATATCCCCAAGTCATAGAAGGAGCACCTTTCATTCTCACTTCTCTGATGTTGTTAATCATAGAGCCATCGCTCATAGGACTTACATCAAATACCATGAATACAGGGGTGGATTTCTTGTTCTGACCAAATTCAAGATTAGATTGTGGAAGATCTAATTCTTTCAAGTGAATAAGTTCAACACGACCAGTTTCACGAGTAACCATTGCATCGAATGCAAAGTTGTAAGTGATGTGTTGTCCTTCTCCTTGCAAATACCTGTTTCCAGAATCAGCCATGAATGTAAGACCACTGTTCAAAGCGTCTGTTTTCAAAGCTTGTTGGAATACATCAAATCCAGCTTCGTTAGTGTACATTTTAACCCTACGGTCTTTAACATCCACCCTTCTGTAGAACAAATCACCAAATACAGAACGAATCAAGTTTGCACTAAATTCACCACGATTGTATTGTACCAAGTTACCATTGTTACGCATCCTGTGATAAACACCAGCAGATGTACGCTTCAATTCTTGCTTACCACCACCAGTTTTAACTGTTCCAGGCTTGCTCCAAATCATACGCTTAACTTTCAGTTCAAGCATAGACTTACGCATCCAGAACTCAATGAATGGTTCCCATTTAACATCATTCCTAGTTAAAGGAAGTTGGTTACGTCTTTGTGGAGCATAAACCAAGATGTCCAAAGGTTTGCCAGAAGCATCAACCATCATTTTGTCATCAGCCCACTCAGTGATTTTGTGCTCATAACCATATGCAGAACCCAAAGATTCAAACATTGTGATTTGCTCACCCAAACGAGGAAGACCTAATAAGTCTTGATCGAATTCACCAATTGCAGCATCAACCAACTCAAGTTCAATACCAATAGCAAGGAACTGAGAACTTACAAAATCAACTGTAGGATTGTCACTCACCAAGGTGAAAGAATAAAGATATCCCATGTTCCAAGGAACTGGATCTTTAATAACGTAGAACCTAGGACCATACTGACGAGAACCTACAGAAATAATTGCATTCTTAGAAAACTCATTAGTATCAAGAACAAGAGAAAACTCTTGACCATCAATACCAGGTTTTACAAGCTCAAGTGTTGCCAAAGGAACATCAATAATCTTAGGGAATTTGTAAGGAACTTGAACCTGCCATTTCCAAGCATCACTGTTATTATCAATGTAATAAGGAGTGGACTTGTTAATCATGTCCAAGAAATCGTTACTGTATAACGAGCTCTGAGTGTAAAGGCTGATTATTTTCTTATCATAATCAGCAGGCTCTGTACTGTGGAAACTTTCTAGGTGATTAGCATCTGTAAGCTTGCCTACAGCACGTTTATCCATAGAAGCCACACGAGCATACGTGAAACCAGTTAAACCTGGTATTGTTGAAATTGCCATTTGTGTTTTCTTTTTATATTAATAATTATTGAAACCAAGAGGTGGGGGATGACTTACTAGTTTTAGTGCCTGTTTTAGACGTTTGTCTAGCCACTTCACTAAATAGATCATCTGATTTTTTACTGATTCCCCTCTTCTGAATGGTTGATAGTGTAGGATCGGTTTCTAGAATCTTTAATAAGAGTCCAAGCTTCACTTTCTGTGCGTGGTTCTCTGGTCTTTTCAATTCTAAAATTTGCCTATCAAACTCTGTAAGCTTTTCGCCTGAAGAGGTTTGATATTTATCAACCAAAAGGAAATCTTGTAGTTCGTTAGCAAGTTTAGGATTGATGGGAATACCATCAAACTCTTTAGCTTTAACCTTATCTTGTAGAACAGCTTGTACATTGCTTACGTATTGCTGTCTGAATGCTTGTTGTTTTTGAAGCTCCACTTCTTTCTGTTGCTCCATCTGAGCAAGTTTTGCTGCTTCTTTCTTAACCAACACCTTGTGATGCTTTGCAGCGACTGATTCAAGATCTCCGTAGTTCTTAAGTCTTTCAACTTCTGTCTCAACATCTTCAGGATCAAATCCTTGATCTGTAAGAGCTTGTTTTAATACAGCCACTTGATTGCTTTCTTGTGAAAGATCTAGTTCTGAAAAACTCTGGATTTGGTTATATGCACCAAAATATTCTTTAGGATCAACTCCTTTAACAAATATGGCATCAAATGCTTGTTGATAGTCTTCTCCAAATTGACCTATGAAGTTTTGCACTATATCAATAGCACCTTTCTTCTTCTCTAGGTTAAATCTTTCAAGGAATTCTTCTGGAGAAGATATTGCTACATCTTCTTCATCTTCATCCTTATTAAACACTCCTAGTTTGAATAGATCATTTGATAGAGCACCAAATCTGCTAACTTCTTCTTCATCACCATCATCTTCAACCACTGTCTTTTCTGCAGGAGCTTTAGTTTTTGTTGGTGTTGTAGGAGCTTCATCCTCTTCATCATCATCATCATTTCCACCAAGTAAAAAGTCTTGGATGGAAGCAGATGTATCTTTTTCTTCAGCAGCAGGTTCTTCAACTTTCTTCTCTTGTGTTTTTTTTGGAGCTGGTTCGTTTTTGATTTCTGTTACATCTTCAGGAGAAGATGTTGATGTCTCAGGAGACATTAAATCATTTAATAACTCAGAGCTACCCATGCCCATTTCTATAGTGTTTTCAATACTAAAGTTTCCAAATGGGGCATTTTCTTGATTATCAGCCATATGTAGTTCTTTTATAAATTGGTTTATAATGTAAAAATATATTATATCAAATTAATAGCAAAGAGATTGAGCGTCAATGAGTTGAATTTTGTGGATAATATAGCATTACTATTTTTTACTTTAACCAAAAATGTTTATAGTTTCACGTGAAACGTAAGAAACAGTGGATTTCTCCACTATTTCTTAGTCTTGTTACGTCCTTTAGCATTCTCTTTAGCAATGGCAAGATCGTTAGCTTGGTTCTCTCTAGCCACCTGAAGCTTTTCTCTTTCCACTTGTAATTTTTGTGCAGCTAATGTATTCTTAGATTGTATGTCAGCCATCTTTGCTTGGTAGTCTCTAGATGCTTTTGTTTGATCATTAGCTAGTTTACTAATTTCTAATACATCAGGAACACCAGTTTGATCTACATCAGGAAGACCTCCAGCTTTTGATTCAGCTGCAATAAGAGCAATTTCTTTCTTATTAATCCTATCAAGCTCTTTTTGGTAATCATCGTGTGCAAGCTGTTGTTCTTGAGCAAGTTGTGCTTGTTGCAATTGAGCTTGAGCTTGTTGTTGCTGTTGTTCCATCTGCTGTTGCTGTTGCTGCATTTGTTGATCCTGCATCTGTTCCTGCCTGTCTTTTAATGTTTTGAACACCTTCTTCATCTCTCTTACAGAGTTGGTAGAATAGAGCTCTATTACATCGTAGAGACTTCCACCATTTTGTATAACAGCTTGAGACAATCCTCTAATCTCTTCAAACATCTTCTTGTCTTCAGGTCTGTTTGTAGCAAACACTTTAAGATCACGAAACTTGAGGTCTGTACCATTCACTTGAACAAATGCAGATTCTCCTTTTGATGTGATGTACGATAACGTAGATTGAGGTTTTCTACTTTCTACATACAGAGATGCGTCAATAATTGCTTGATAGAGTTGCATTAAAATATACTCATGTGCTACAAATAAAGGTTCTGTTTGAGAATAACTCTGTGCAATTGCAGCGTTTGTTCCTGTAGCAGACTCACTGGCTGATATAGATCCCATTCTTTGTCTAGTCATACCTACAAGTTCCCAACACTCAGTTTTTAATTGCATAGCAAGTTGATAACGAGATTGAATTTCTTGTGTTCTGGTTAGGTCAATATCTCTAAATTGATTAAATGAGCTTGGAGATTTTAGGTTCTCAGGACTATCATCAATGAACATCACTCCTCTATTTCTAGCTTCCATTTCCCATATGTCAAGAGCATCTTGTGCATCTCCATCCTTAGGAATAGGGATATGTCTAATAGATGTCAAATAAACCTTACCCACTTCCTTCTCAAGAAGCTTATAGAGCTGGTTCATACATACATTATAAAGAACCTGGAAAGGTTTCATGAGATCAACCAAGCTTCTAGCTTCTGTGTTCTTCACCTCATGTGTTAGTCCTATAATAGGACAATAGTTTAGAAGTTTGTAAGGTTTAATGTGATAGATGTCTGGTCCAATCTTAATTCCTTGATACCATTCATTAATCCATCCCCATTCTAATGATTGTTGTGTAGGAATAGTTCCTGATTTGTAATTTTCATCTACAAGAACAGATTGCTCATTACCCACCTCATCTAAATAGATGAGTTTACCAATCTTTCTCTTACTAATCCAATAACTTCTTACAACTACATATTTATATCCAAATGAGCTTACATTAGATGTTAGTCCTAAGAAGTCTCTTAGTCCATCATTGTTTTCTTTCATCTCAGACTCAATCATCATTCTTGTTTGTAAGACAAGAGGATCGTATGTGTCATATTGTACAGAATCAATACCTGGAGCAACGTTAGGATTACCTAGATTAGACTCACGAACGTTAATCAATCCATAGTCTTGTAGAGAGCTTCTAAGATGATCTATCTCATCCTTAGTGAGGTCTGGAATGGCTTCAATGATTTCAGAAAGCTCCATAACTTGCACAGTACCAGCAGCATACGCACCCTGTGCTCTGCCTGTAGGATCAGAAATATACTTCCTGTCTGGTGTTGTAAGGAACCATGTATTCTTTGGATTAGCCACTTCTATGTTATACCCCACCTTTGAATTATCTTCATATATATGATAGAACTCTCTAGCAGATATTAACATATCTCTAAATGCATCCTCACTCTTTTCTTTTAGATTGAAATCAGCCTTCTGACATGTAAGAATATGATTAGCCCATTTCTCAGCTACAGATGTATATGAATCAAGGTCATCTTGAACTTCTTCCATAGTCATTTGCTGAATCTGTTCATCTTCAATCTCTTCTCCAGACATAGCCACCTTCTCCATAATCTGTTGTTTTGCTTGAGCAATAACATATTCCTGGAGCATTCCTGTTTTATATTCTAGTTCTTCAGATTGTGAGTCATCATCAAATGCTTTAATCCTAAATGCATCAGGACGTTTTGAGATTTCTCCTACAAGTTCATTAATAGGTGTTGTAATAATAGAATAATGCTTCACGTACGCAGGAAGATTAAGATCTGCTGTAAGCATGTCTGTAAAACTCTTCACTTGTGGTTCTTGGTAGAAATCTTCCATTCTGAGGATTCCCTTAACAAGATCGTAGTTCTTAACAAATGTATCTCTATTCTTTACATATTCAGCATAAGCCTTATTAGCAAAATAGTCCATTGTGTTCTTAATCCAACTCTCATCTCGCTTTTCTTTCTCAGTTTTAAACTGATCTGGGAATATATTGAGGTAGGCATACCTAATGGTAGCGTCTTTTGTATATCTAATTATTGCCATTATGTAAAAAGTTTACGTTTTTTATTTCCAAATAATCCTGAAGAAGATGTGTCAAACAATCTACTTCCAGTTTTCTTTTTTGAATACAATGCTGCCACTCGTTCATCACCACTTCCTCCAGCTCTTCCCATAATAGGATCCATTTTAAGTGCTTGAGCAATAGCTAGTTCTGCTGCTACAATTCTATCGAAGTTACCTGAATCATTATATTGTATAATCTCCTCTAGAAGAACAGGATCAAACATTTTGCTCACCCCTGTCACTTCTCTAGTTATAACACCATCTTCATTCTTCTCAATGTGAATAGTTTCCTCCATATACTTCTTAAGACAGTTGTGAAGGTAGTCTATAATCTTTTGGGAGGATCTATGAATACCATATTCTCTTTTAACAGTGGTGTTTGGTACAATCTCCATCAACCATTGTGGTTGTTTCTCTAAATAATGACCGTCTCCTTTTGCCTTCATGTATTCTATGAAGGAGATGTCATCATTCTCACAAAGTGTTCTGGCATTATAATATTTAATGAGCAGACGAGCTTGTTCTTCCCATTTCTCTTTCTTGTCTGGTCTAGCTACATAGGAAGCTACAAACATATCCTGATACTTCTCTCCTGTTAAATCATGCATTCTCTTATATACATATACAGCTCCTAATGAAGAGCTGTAAGCAGCCTGTCCTTGTCTGTAGGGATCCACTCCTGCTACATACAGCCCATAAGTGGGATTGTTTACAGGGAACTCATATATAACTACAGGAGCATCTTTTGCATCTGAGTTCTTTAGAGGGAAGTTTGTAATAGGCATTTTATCTGTAAACTCATGACCTATCTTATCTTCATCTGCATATAATATTACAGGAATACCTGTACGTTCTTGATTTAACAGTCTAGTCTTTTGTCTCTTAGCAGCCTCAATATCAAATATGTTAGTGTCCTCATTTAAGAATATGTCATCCACCTCTAGTGGGTAGTACATCTTCTCTTTTAGGTAGGCTATTCTATCACCTGCTTTCTTTAGACGTTCTAAATTGGCAATAGTTATTTGATTAGCCTTTTCTTCATCACTAACAAGCATTGGTATCTTGTGCAGCTCACTGTCTAGTGGTTCCTGAAGGTAGGCTCCTAATGAGGAACTATCCTTAGCTTCCATTCTATACTTGTTAGAAATGAATAGCCCATGTATCCTGTGTGTGTCCTTCTCATTATTATATGTAAGGAAATTAAAATTGTCTACATCGAACATTAAGCTCTTTGCATCCATAAATCTCTTCATATCACCCCCAGTGCCCGTAAGAATTGGAGAGCATCCCCAACCAAACGGTGTTGTGAAACCAGGCACAGCCGCTTGAAAACCTCTGAGGAAACTTCCTTTACCGATTTCATCTATAATTAGTTTACGTGGTTTAGTACCTGCAATTGCTTCTTCATTATTACCTTCATCAAGGTTACGAATGAGGATTTGAGAGAATGGAATTCTTTCACCAGCTCTAGTCTTGATTCCAAGTGTCACTTGATTCTTCCAATTATCCTCAATCCTTTGCCACCTCCAAGCTTCTGGTAGGAAGTTTAAGCCTTTATCTATTTTGTCTGTAATTAGTTTTATATCTGGAGCATTCAAGCCAGCAATAATATTCTGACTGTTCTCATCAAATGTAGCTCCCCAAGCAATGTATGAGCTCTCAATAACCGATTTAGCCAAACGTCTAATGCCTAGAATCACTAAGCCTTTCTTCTCAATCTGAGCTCTATCTATCTCATTTGTTATCACCCACTCATTATCTCTAAGAAGAGGATTGGAATATTTCTGAGAAATTCTACCACGTTCATCTATTATATCCACCTCTGTATTCCAGAAGTTTAGATGCCAATATAAAAAGGGGTTGATATACACCCCATTCACCATAGCTCCATTTAAGCATAGCTCTTTATGATAGTCAAAGAATGGTTTATATTCATCACTCTCCCTATCAGGAATCCTAGGTTGGTTAATGAACCAATCCTTATAATCTACACTTTGTACGTTGTTCATTTTCTGTTTTTAAGGAACTCTTCAGCCATTGAGCCAAGCTCTCCTTTACCTCTCACTTCCACCTTAGCCTCTTCCATCTTCCTAAGCTTATCCACCACTTCCACTAGAGCTAAATAGTTCTTCATAGTTTCCTGAACAAACTTACCTTGAGCCTCAATGCTTGCTATCACCATAGGAAGCATGCCTCCTTTAGATGTAGGTTTCCACTCAATCCTATCCTTCAATTCATGAAGGGGATTGGCATCAACATAAGCTCTCCAGCTCTTAAGCT